AATCTCCGCTGATTCATTAGACGCTGTAAACGGTAGCCAACTTTATGCGGCTATCGATGAAATCGAAACTAACGCTAAACAAATCAGCAAAAACAAACAAAACATTAAAGATGTGGCAATCGGATTAAACATGTTAGGCGACGTGGTGAACGATCATGAGCAAGCTATCGCAGGTAATACTACTGCAATCGCCAACAACACTAACCGCATCAATGGTAATACATCTGCTATCAATTCCCTTGGCCAAAAGGTAACTGCTAATACAGCGGATATTAGAAGCCTTGAACATGTGGCAGATAATCACGAAGGGCGTATCACAACTTTAGAAAATCGTTCTTTGGGCTTAGCTAATGACATTAAAAACAAGTTTAACAATCTTGGCCAACGTGTTAATAAGTTGGGCGCAAGTTCCGCAGCACTAGCAGGTCTACACCCCCTTGAATACAACAAAAATGATAAAGGTAATTTTGCTGTCAGTTACGGTCATTACCGTAACGCTAACGCAATCGCACTTGGCGCATTCTATAGCCCTAACGAAAAAGTACGCTTAGGATTCGGCATCACTTTAGGTGGTGAAACTCAATTCAATATTAATGCTGCATTCCGTACCGGTAGAGGTTCTGAATATGAACCACAAGCTAAGAATGGTGAACTCGAACAACTTCGCCAGGAAGTAGAAACACTTAAAGCGTTAGTTAATAAATAAGGAGGTTACTATGCCGGAATTAACATCTAAAAAGGTGATGCCCACGATTAATACATTTGACTTTGATTTCTTTGCTGACAACAAAGGTAAAAGAAATGCAGCTCAAAAAGTAGCAATTATTACAACTAATAGTTACATTAAACTTTCGCTAGCTGCATATAGAAAACTAAATGGACCTGAGTATTTTAGAGTTGGGATAGATATTGATAATAAAGCAATTTGTGTAGCACCAGCGTTATCTACAGAGGCTTATATATTTACGCCAACAGCAACACAAATCGAAAGAAATACTATTTATATATCTAAAAGTCGCAGTGTAATCAAAAGACTTCGTGAACTTGGCATTCCAAAGATTGTAGAAGGTCGCTTAGTTGATGATGAATTACTGTTTAAATTCTAAAGGAGAAATAATCATGGAAAATCAAAATATCTTAACTATTAAATTCAATACGTTAGACGATCTAGCAGTGCAAGTGGCGGATTGGAACGAACGATTAAATCATCAGTGCTGCGGTAATTGCTCTAATGTTGAAGCGCCTACAGTAACAGTTGGCGAGACTATCGATATTGAAGTAGCGGCGTCTGAAGTTGCAGGAAAAGTAGATACAAAACAACAGCCTGAACCTGTTGAAGTTGAGCCAGCGCAAAAGGATGTTCCTGTAACCGATTTTGAAGGTAAGTTAGTAACAGATAAAAAAGAAGAAAAGGCTGAACAGGTAGAAGACCCTGTAGCGGAACCTGTTCCTGTTGAAACACCGACTGACGAATCAACTACAACAGAAACACCGGAACAGGATGCAGCATTAGATGTAACTGCTGAACCTGTAGATAAAAGAGCCTTTTATAAGGAATTCCGTGAATGGATGGGCGAAGATGGGGTAAAAGCAAAAAAAGCACTTGCAATTTTTAGCAAGCATGGTGTTACTCGTCCATCTAGTGACTCTTTGACAGATGATCTTATCACCGATTTGAAATCCATTATGGCAGAGGAGGCTTAAATATGTCTAAACAACAATTCAAAAGCCAAGCAGATATATGCAAGAAGTCGCTAGACATATTACATAAGGCCGTTGAAATGGACCCTAGCAACGCTGAAGAATACCAAGCTGGTATTGCTTACACAGAAGGAGTTATGAAAGCATCCAATGCGATTGTAAAAGCATTGGATGTAGTAGAGCCCCCTAAGACAGCTACACCTAAAGAAAAATCTGAAGACACTCCTAAAGAAGAAAAACCTAAACGTAAGCGTAAGGCCAAATCAAGCGAGCCTCCTGTACCTGTTGTTAAAGAGGCTGAAGAAGTGATTGCCCCTGTGCCAGAAGAAGATGCGGACTTATTCGCTATGTTCGGCGACTAAAAGGGGGTATTCACTGTGGAGATTGTATCCAGTACCTATATTCACAAAATGTTCGATAGCGTAATTCTAGAGGCTCCTTATGGAAAAGAATACACAACTGTCCACCATATCGACTGTGGGTTTACGTTTGGGGGTAGCTGGCAACGTAAATATTCATATCATAATGGATATGTTACCGGTGCCAAATACTACACCTGCCCAAACTGCCAAACATCTTCCAATCCTTGTGATCATAAAATTTACTATTCCATTAGTGATGAGAAAGTATATCCTGTGACCGCTTATGTGGAGGTTATTAATTACAAACACTTCTTAGATTTAAAAATTAGATACCAAGGCATACAGCTTTTCTTTGACGGTAGAAAAAACGACCACGGAATGTGTACGGAAACGTTGCGATTCGACTTTAAGAAACGCAAGGCTATCTTCATTGATAGATTTAGAATCCGTTATGAATTGACTGTTGATTACATTCGTGAAAATGAGATTATGCCTGTACTTAAATTCTTTGGTGATTCATACGCAATGACAGACTTTAACAGAAAATTTTTAAACAAAACATTCAAAGCATTAAGGTCTATGTTTGAAAAACGATTAAAGGAAACATATGGGTATGGCACAAAGGATGTATATGTAGCTCCTGGTGCTACTGAAGACAACGGCTATCATTTTACGATGCTACTTAATATGATTTTAAAATTATCGGCACCGGATATGCCTAGCATTGTTAGCTTAATGAAACAATATGTGTATTGGACTAATGCTTACTGCTTATATCGATATACAAATATTCCGTTTGAAGACGATGTATTGGCGGCTACAAGAAAAGGTATGAATTTTCAAGAAGCACTTAGACAATCATATAAGGCTCCCAATAGTAGAGCCTTGCGGAAGTGTATGGTTAATGATCCATTAAGCGTATATATGTCTGATGTTCTAAATCTCTTCAGTGATGAAAATTGTAGACGTACTATCCTCACACTACAACGAAGCTATGAAAGTGCTTGCCCATATACAGGCAAGCTTCATAACGCTAATGATTTTCGTAAGGCGATGAAGCTAAATATACCTCGCTCTAAGGACATGTGGCAGGAGCTAATTAAGCGATGTGGTGAGCCAGCGGTATTGCGCTGGATGTTATCCGAAGACATTCGTGATATCGAAGATTGTGTAGATATGTACACAAAACTCGATGCAAAATACCAAGATGTATTATGGACAAAACGATTCAAACTGAAGAACTTTCATGATGAAGTTATCAAAATCTTCAATAGGCAAGAGTACGGCGACGTAATGCTTCCGGAGGTTCCTCAATTACAAGCGGATGTAAACGGAATGCATTTTATGGTCCCAAGAACTGCAGCAGATTTAATGACTGCTGGTAAACGGTTAAAAAATTGTGTTGGCTCATACCGAGATAGAGTCATGAAAGGAACTACGGCAATAGTGCTAGTTACTGATGATGCTATGAAGCCAGTTGCATGCCTAGAATTGGCCAATAAGGGTAAGAAGAAAGGTCGTCAAATATTTGACTTAGTACAGGCTAAGCTCTTTGCTAATGAAATGCTTAAAAAGAATGCTCATATTAATTCGACGGTCATGCAATGGGCCAATCAATTAAAGATTGAACCGCATACCATCGATGTGGATGCCACTGTTGTATAGGAGATCACTATGAAACTCACAAAATTAGAATTACTAAATTTTAAAGGGCTAAAGTCCTTTACCATAAATCTTAATGGCGATGTCGTAATCCGTGGCGATAATGCTACTGGTAAAACAACTGTATTTGACTCTGTGTGCTGGTTACTATTTGGCAAAGATAGCCTAGATAGGGCTGACTTTGAAATCAAAACATTGGATGGAGGAGAACCCATTCATAAAGTCAATCATGAAGTAACAGGTACCTTTACTTTAGATGAAGGTGGCACAGTAGAACTCAAACGTGTGTATCGTGAAAAGTATTCATCCCCTCGTGGTGGTGAAGTAACTATGACAGGACACACGACAGATTATTTTGTTGATGGTGTTCCTAAAAAAGAAAAAGAATACAAAGAAATGGTTAGTTCTCTTGTCGATGAAAGCATCTTCAAATTAATTACAAATCCATTGTATTTTAACGAAACGTACTCCTGGCAAAATCGTCGCAAGTTACTTTTGGAAATGTGCGGGGATATCTCAGACGAAGATGTTATCGCAAGCCATGATGAATTAAGACGATTGGCTGAACTGTTAGAGGGGAGAACAGTAGATGATCATCGTAAGGTGGTCGCAGCTAAGAAGACCGCCATAAATAAAGAGCTGGATATGATTCCAGTTCGCATTGATGAAGCTATGCGTAATAAACCTGAAATTTCATCTGATAAAGCAAAACTCATTCGTGATATTGAAACCTTATCCGCTGGTATAGATGAAGTTGAAAAGCAAAAGGCAATTATTCAAAACGGGTTTAGTTCTACTGAAAAGGAATCTAAAATCCGTGACATTAACCGTCAGATAGAGGCTCAAAGCCATAAAGTACTATCCGACTATCACAAACAAAAACAACATCTACGTGGTGAATATGAAGCCTCTTTAACCAAACTAAAAATGGTAGAAGTAGACAGAGATAGATGTGCTGATAGACGAGATGAGCTCAATAAAGAAATTGAACGTGAGTCTAAACGCATTGTAACCTTACAATCTGAATTTGATACGTTTAACGCACAACAATTCAATAAAGAATCTTGCCCTACTTGTGGCCAAGCACTACCCGCGGATAAGCAAGAGATTCTCGAGGCAGAGTTTAACGCCAATAAATCTAAGAAGCTTGAGGAGTGGAAAGGGCTTATTGAAAGTGCAGTAAAGCTTAAAGCAAACTATGAAGAGCAACAAGAAATTATGGCATCAAAGATTGATAGTTTAACTACTGAGGCATCTCAATATAATGATGCTTACAATGTTAAATTTAAAGAATATGAGGCATACTCTGAGCCTAATCTTAAAGATGATCCAGTCTATGCTGATTTGAAGGCTCAATTATTTTTACTAGAAATTGACGATGAACCAGGAGCTGATACTGAAGAACTTACTAAACTTGACGAAGAGTTGAGCTCTATGAAGTCTAAAAAAGCAGCCCTCGAAACTGAGTTAAATAAATTTAAGCTTATTGATGATATTAATCATCGAATCCTTGAATTAGAAAACCAACAACAAAAATTAGTAGCAGAAAAGAACGCACTTGATGAAGCGTCCTTCTTAATGGATGAATTCATTAAAGCAAAGGTTAATATGCTAGAAGATGTCATTAACTCGAGATTCAAGTTAGCGCGATTCAAGATGTTTAATGTCATGATCAACGGAAACATTGAGGAGTGCTGCGAAACTACCTATAAGGGGGTACCATACCGCAGTATGAATAATGCAGCACGTATTAATGTAGGGTTAGATATCATTAATGCACTAACAAGTTATTACAAAGTAAATGCTCCGGTATTCATCGATAATGCAGAAGCAGTAACTGAATTCGTTCCAGTTAATAGTCAAACGATTAAGTTGATCGTTGATGAATCGAAACCGCAATTAACTGTTGAGGAGGTGTAGATATGAATGATTTACAGATTTTTAAGAACGATACATTTGGCCAAGTTCGTATTTTAGAAAAAGATAATGAATTATGGTTTGTTGCAAAGGACGTCGCTGATACTCTCGGGTACCAAAACGGTAGTCGAGATGTAAACCGACATACTGATGAAGAAGATAGAACAAAGACAATGGTGTTTGATGGTAATCAAAATAAAGAAACGATTTTAATTAATGAAAGCGGACTTTATTCCCTGGTACTATCCAGTAAACTACCAACGGCGAAACAATTTAAACGATGGGTTACGTCGGAAGTAATCCCACAAATTCGTAAGACTGGTGCGTATAGCATGAATATTCCCAAGTCATTGCCTGAAGCTTTAAGAGCCTATGCTAATGAAGTTGAGTTACACAATGCAACGAAAGCAATTGTAGCACAACAAGAACAGCAGATTGCGGAGTTTAAACCGGTTAAGGATTACGTGGATAAAATTCTCTCAAGTAAATCCTGTTTAGCGATTACTCAAATTGCAGCTGACTATGGCCTTAGTGCTCAAGAGTTAAATAAAATTTTGCATGAAGCTGGTCTACAACGTAAGGTCGGTGATCAATGGATTCTGTACAAGCAACATATGGCTAAAGGTTTTACTAAATCAGAAACCTTTACATTCTGCAGAAGTGATGGTCGCTTAGACTCTAAAATCACAACTAAGTGGACTCAAAAGGGTCGTTTAGAAATTCATAATATTTTATCTAAATTAGATATCCACGCTGTATGCGAAAACGTGGCATAGGAGGTACATAATGGGTGAAGTAACAAAAGCACAAACTCAAACACCATCGCTTAAAACTATGGTGTCTAGTGAGTCTGTAAAGAAACGTTTTAATGAAATCTTGGGTAAAAAATCAGCGGCCTTTGTGTCCAGCTTGATTTCTGTATCTAATAATAATGAACTTTTATCAAAAGCTGACCCTACTACAGTTATTACTGCAGGTGTTATGGCAGCCACTTTGGATCTTCCAATCAATCAAAATTTGGGGTTTGCTTATATTGTTCCTTTCTACAACAGCAAAAAGAAAATTAATGAAGCTCAATTTCAAATGGGTTACAAAGGGTATATCCAGTTGGCCATGCGCACAGGTCAATATAAGACCATTAATGCTAGTGAAATCTACGAAGGCGAAATTAAACACCATAATAAACTTACAGGCGAATTCGAATTGGGTGAGCGAACTGGTGATAATGTAGTTGGCTACATCGCTTATTTCAAACTAATTAATGGTTTTGAAAAGTATTTATATATGTCTAAAGAAGACGCTGAAGCACACGCTATAAAGTATTCTCAAACATACAAAAAGGGTTTTGGCCTTTGGAAAACTGACTTTGACGCAATGGCTATCAAAACGGTACTCAAACGTTTGTTAAGTAAATATGGCATTCTATCAGTAGAAATGCAGAACATGGCTAATGCAATCTCTGTAGATGGATCCGTCATTCGTGATAATAACGGCGAGCTCACCCCTGATTTCGAAGGTGAAACCATCGATGTTCAATCAGATGTAGCAGAAACAATCGCTAATAATGCAAATTCCGAAGCCCTTGACATCGATCCTGACCCTGCCAGTGAGTTCGTTAATCCTGAAACCGGCAAAGCAGTCAATATGTTTGGTGATTAATTGTGATTAGTATTCAAGCATTCGGTAGCAGCTCCAAAGGGAATTGCTACCGAATCAAAACTTCAACCAATGGCGATGAATTGCTACTGGATGCAGGGTTATCCTTTAAAGAAATTCAACGGTATTGCCGATTTAATTTTTTACATCTATGTGGAACACTAGTGACGCACGAACACGGAGACCATAGCAAAGCCGTCCAGGATTTATTAAAGCTTGGACATCGTGTATATATGTTAAAAGATACTGCAGATGCGTTATATGTAGCAGGTAATCATAAAGCTATTTACATTGCACCTAAGGTTCAATTTACGATAGGTAATTTTAGTATTCTACCTTTTGAATTAGAACACGACGTTCCTAATGTTGGTTTTTTGATTTCTGATGGTGAAGAGAAACTCTTATATATTACCGACACCTATTATTGCCGGTACACATTTAAAGATGTTGATCACATCATGGTTGAATGCAACCATTCCTATGAAATCCTAAACCAGCATGTAGAAGCCGGTTATCTGGATGAAAAACGAATGGAACGATTGATTCAATCTCACTTTTCGCTAGAAAACGTCATTAAATTTCTCAAATCTATGGACCTAACTAAGTGCCAAGACATACGGCTACTACATTTATCAGATAGTAACTCAGATGCAGAAATATTTAAACAAGCTGTTCAAGCTGCTACTGGCAAATTAGTAATCGTAGAACAAGAAAGGAGTCCCCTATGATTATTAAATCAATTCAAATTAAAGATAACGATATCAGTATTGCCTATCAGAAACCATCTGTCACAGGTCTTACGGATGTATTTACTCTAAAATCCAAAGATGATCCACGTCCTGAACTTCTGCAAGCATTTAGTAAACTGCAGTCTATTGTGAAGAAGAACTTCGAATTTCTGGAAGAATTTAAAATTCCATTTTTGGTAAACACATTCAAATTTAAGTATGGCGACATTGAAGGTCTTATTCACCAGGTTGGTGTTGAAGGTATCGTGTCTGATATGAACACTCCTAACGAGTTCAAATTCAAAACAGATTGGCTAAATGTTGAGTATGCAGACTCTACATTTGCGATCTCCGTTCAAGATTTAATCGATGAATGCGTGAAATTTATTATGGGACGTCGAGCCCAGGACAATTTATTTGTAGATGAGGAATGATGAATGGCCAAGGATGTATATTACTTCAGCCACGATGTTAATGCGAGCAATGATCCTAAAATCGTGGCAATGGAGTCAGAGTTTGGGGTTATTTCATATGCCTGGTGGTGGAAATTAATTGAAAAACTAGCTTCATCTGAGGACTACAGACTGCCTTTTAAAAAATACACATTTATAGCTCTCGATAAAGAACTAGGAATTTTGAACGAAAATGAACGACCGTTGAACGAAAATGAACGACCGTTGAACGAAAATGAACACACTTTCTTTTGTTCAAATAAATCATTTTCGTTCGTAAACTCGTTAATTTGTGATTTTGAATTGCTTGAATGTGATGACGAGTATTTTTGGTCTCCTAGTTTAATTCGCAGACAAGAAGAGCGAAGAAGTAAATTTGAGAAAAAGCAGGAGCAACGTAGGCTCGCAGGCATTAAAAGTGGTGAAGCTCGCAGAAAAAAGGAACAAAATCGAACGACCGTTCAACGAACTTCAACGGTCGTTGAACAAAACGAACAAAAGGAAAGGAAAGGAAAGGAAATTAATAATATAGAGAGAGATACGCGCGCGCGTGAAGATGAAAATCCTCTATCTATGTTTGACGATGATGAAATAAAAAATAAACCTATTTACGAATTGTATATGAAGTCAATTGGAGATATATCGCCTGTTATTAAAGAACGGCTAGATGATCTAGTTGAATCATATGGTAAGGAACGAGTTATTGTTGCTATCAATACCACGGCCGATAACGGGGGCAATAGTATCAAGTATGTTGAAACTGTCACAGCAGGGAATTTAAAAAAGGAGGTGAATAAAGATTTTGGAACCACTAAACGTAACAGCAGCAATAGAGGCTCTTCGAGAAAAGACGAGCAAGTTGACTGGCAAGCAGAATATGAAAGAGTACACGGTAAAAAATGAGTTCTTTTATCCAATTTATGATAAACCAGTAGTAATTCAAACCAATGTTAATACTACGTATGCTGCAGTTGGAATTCCTAAACGATATTACGATATGGATTTCGACTGGTTGCGTAAGCATGGTAGTTTCCCGAAAGAAAATGCTGAAGCCTATGCTGTGGTTAAGGAGTACTCTCATAACCTAAAAGAAAATCTTGAGTCTGGCAAGGGCCTCATATTAAGGGGCCCAGCTGGTACCGGCAAGACATCGATTGCGGTGAGTATCTTGAAACAAGCTATGGCATTAGGTAAAGGATGCCTCATGATTTCGATGCCTAATCTATTAGACACCATGCTTACACTATCTAAAGGTGATAATGTGGCTTATCTAAGCTTTGAGCAAAAGCTTAGGAATATCCCCTTACTATTACTTGATGATTTTGGAGCAGAGTATTCGAAGTCTGACTGGGTAGCATCTAAGGTTGAAAGCGTTATTATTGATCGCTACAACCGAATGAAGCCTATAATTCTTACGACGAATTATAGCGAGACATGGACTGAAGAAAATTATAGTCAAAGAATATACGACCGCTTACGTGGAGAATATGAAGAGGCTATATTCAATGGAGAATCACACCGATGAAGATTCTCCTGCGATGTCAGTTTAGGTTTAGAAAGAAAGCCCATAACCGATTCCCAACGTTAAATGAGTATATTGACTGTGAGCGTGGTTCGACTATAGCAGCCGCCGCTATGAAAAAGAAATGCACCGAGCAAGTCAAAGAACAATGTTTATCACAACAGATAGAATCGGTTGATGGGAAAGTAGACCTATTATTTGAATGGCACTCATCAACCAGGCATGATCCTGATAATGTAGCTTTTGCTAAGAAATTTATTCTTGATGGACTACAAGCTGCAGGAGTGCTAGAAAACGATAATAGGAAATTCATCGGGACTATGGCTGATGAGGTTGTAAATGACGATGATGATTTTGTGATTGTACATATCACAGAACATATGGGTATATTCCTATAGTCGCTAATAGCCATAAAAATCAAAATTTCATATGTATAAGAACGTTTTAATGCGTTAACGAGTGAATCTTCATGAAGTTGGAATAAAACACAATACGGACTAAAATAAAGCGTAAAGGAGGAGATGCATTTGAATGAATGCGAAATTGAAAAAGTCACTAGGTTGGCCACTGAGGTGGCTACTAAAACCTACTATGAATTAGCAAAGCAAGAAAATGCACAGCTAGGTCGTAAACTTCGACACAACACGATCAAGCTATTAAAGCATTATAGTCAGTTACAGTCATACGTAGACAATGCTATCACGGATTCGACACAAGCCGAGGATATATGGCTCAATGAACTGTTAATTGATATGTTTGACGATAAAAGCATTGTGAAAGTAAATGCCATTGTCAAAAGCAAAGAAAAAACAGCATTGATGATGAGGCATGTGAATAACATGCTCGATATCTATGCTGAGAAGTGTAGCGACAAGCAATTCAAATATTGTGAATGCATGCGCAGGTATTATATTGATGGAGAAACCTTAGAAGAGATTGCTGAATCATTTCCTGAAAAGCCAGATGTTCGTACCATCAAACGTTACATCGCTAGAGGGATTGAAGAGTTATCTGTATTGCTATGGGGAGTTATTGGGTTAAATACAAAGCTAGCTTGAAAAATTGTCCCAAAACTGTCCTAGACCTGTCCTTCTTGACAGTTTATAATGATAGTGTGAGTTAATAGGGAAACAAATACTATCTCTCTCAACGACACAGTGAATACCTAGAACACTAAAGCAAAAGACCACTTAATCCATACGGTTAGGTGGTCTTTTTGCATACAAATTTTAAGGAAGCGAGGTGAATACGATTGACAGATGTGTATTGTGAAAAGAGGCGATGCCTCAATAATGTAAAAGGTTGGTGCAAGGCTAATGGAATTCATATTGATCACATGTGCAAATCGTATGCACCATCACATTCGTTAGTAAAGACAAAAACCGCAAAGGTTCATAAGGAATGCGGTAAATATAAGCAAAATAAAGGCGTATTAAGATAGCTTTTGGGGCAGTACCCGCGCTAAATAATAAAAAATAAATTTAAAAAAATACACGTTTCGTTGAATTTTTGAGTAATTTTTTTTGGTAGGTTCTTCTGGGAAAAATTGAAAGCGTGCGGTGGCCGAGACCCCAAAAATTGCCTAGATTTTATTTTTTTTATGACCTTGCTAGTGATACAGGTAATGAAAGGAGGCTGATTGATAAGTGAAAATTACAGATGATTTGAAAACGGCAACGGCCTCGCAGTCAAACCTGGCAAAAGCACTTGGACTCTCGCGCCAACGTGTTTCGCAACTGCTCCAAGAAGGGGTTTTAGCTACCGATGAAAAGAATAATATTCTGGTTATCAAATCCGTTATCAATTATGTCAAATATAAGGGGCAATCCTCTGCTGAAGAGGAAAGTAGTTCCGATGATGCGGTATTCGAGGTTGAAAAGGCCAAGAATGAACGCGCAAAACGTAAGATTGCTGAGTTGAAACTAGCCAAAATGAACGGTGAGGTGTACTCAGCAGATACTGTAGAACAGGTTATGACAGAAATGCTTGTCAATTTGCGTACACAATTGTTAGGATTGCCGACTAAATTGGCACCACAGTTACAAAATATAACAAAAGAGGAAGCATATAACCTGTTAACACAAGAAATTGAGGACAAATTGTCCGAATTAAGTGAATATACGCCGTCATTATTCATGGATAGCGATGAATTAGACGATGATAAAGCGCCAAATTAGGCGCTTTTTTAATGCAAAAAGGAGGTGATAGCATGAAAACGGCAAAAGAATTGTGGCAATATGT